TTTATACAAGCGCTAAAACAGCCTCAATACCTAAATCGAAAGGGTATAAATAATCGGCCATTATAACGTTACCTCTGTTTCTACTGTTATATCGTAAATATCTGTTTTCACTACTCTTACACTTGTAAGCTCTGTTGCGTTACTTACGGCAAACATTGTTTCATACCTACTCGTTGTTGTGTAGCTTGATGTCTCAGAACCATTAATATAAACATCTACCTGCTTTAGTATATCTGAATCATCTTCATCCCACAATATATGGTTATAAGTAATCCCTTCTCTAATATCTACAGTAGGCTTGTTCATCCTAGCCGCTTCTCGTGCGTAATAGTTGCCTCCATTTGTTATTCTTGTCTGCTCTATTAACCCATACCCTGTGACTAAGCCATCAGATTCAAGTTTCTCTTTTTCAGCTTTTTCGTGCCACATTTCAGCAAGTGCAGAGAAGCTTTCTACTGGTTTAGATAAATCTGTTGTTACACCGTCTGCTACAGTTATCTTAGTTAAAGACCCGAATGAACTTGCTAATACTAAATAAAGCTCTTCTAATGTTTTGTATACAACAAAGTTAATAACGGTAGGGTCTGGATTGGTATAGCTTATTTTGTGAACATTGCAAATACCTTGTACAATCATTTCTGTCGTCTCTTTATTTACTTCCGTTCTGTCTTTCTGATCGCCTAAACGCGGCTTAACGTAACTATACCAATCCATTTATACCCTCCGAACTATTTAACGTCTCTAAATCTAAAAAACATCTTTCCGTCAATATCTCTATGATTCTTAAGATGCTTTACTTTATCTGCTGATACTACTGTTGAATGTTTTCTTTCGTCCGATGAGTCTGGATTCATCTCTGGAAGTACAAGTTCACCATTGATGTAAGTCTTAGGTGTTCTCTGCATCGCAATAACTTCTACCTCTGTAACAACTTTCTTAGGTGAGGCAGGTTTCGGAGCTTTTACTTCTGGTGCTTTTACCTCTGCAACTCCTTCGTCTACCTTTTCTACTGGTTTCGTACTTGATGTTCTCGCCATTTTAAAAATCTCTCCTTATAGTTATAGCCCCTCAGAAGAGGGGCATTATTATGCTATTAAGCTACCGATGAAGAAGTGTAAATCTTAAGTACACTCTGTGCCTGAAGCAATTGTGTACCAAAGTAAGCAATCCAAGCAGCTTCCTGAAGTCTATCAAAGTCTTCTGAGTTAAATCTGAGTCCTGGAAGTTTCTGGTCAGCCCATGCTACTCCTTCTCTACCTGTCAGGATAGCTGTAAGAGTCTTAACATTTGCACTTGAACCTGCACCTGCTGGATCGAGGTCTGAGTCGTAAGAATCTGTCGCATCAGAATCTACACCCTGAAGAAGTTCTGGTGTTGAGATGAATCTGATGTTGTTATACATTCCAACTTCTCCCATAAGTGGCTGAAGTCCAGGTCTGTAATTAGCGACTGGAATCCACATCTTAGCCTTTACACCGTCTGAATCTCCGTTAAGCATTTCCTGTCTGAGCTGCTGTTCATGAATCGGGGAGATATAACAAATGAAGTAATTTCCGATCGCTGAGTTATAGAACGGGAACATTTTCTGTGTTCTTCCAAGTGTCGTCAAATCTTCCATAAGATCGAATGAGAACTTGTCTCCTGCTGCAAGTGTATCAATCGCTTTGTTTCCTGCAAACTTTGAGTTCGTTGTCGTGTAGTATGTGTCTCTGATAGCATTGTCATGAACTTTTCTTGCGTCAAAAGCCAATTCATCCATCAACTCGTTAAGTGGGTCAATGCTATTCCAAGCTCTTGCGGCTTCCGTCATAAGAGCTCCGTTACCCCATTCGTAAATCGTAAGACTTACACTTTCTGCTGAGATGTTGTTCAGCGGGACTTTGTCTGTTTCAAGAAGCTTTCCACCACGTGGGATTGTACCAAATTTCTTGAAATCTACCTGTCTTGTCTTTGCACCTGCAATTTCGCTTGATTTATCTGTTGCACCCATAGCAAAAAGCATTGGTTCTCTATATTTTGAAAGAAGCCTCTTTACTAAAAGAGGGTAAAGCAATGTCGGTGTTGGTTTAAATACTTCTGTCGAAGCAATAGCACTATTTCCTGTATTAGCCATTAAATTTCACTTTCCTTTATCTTACGTAAAACAAAAAAATTATTTTATGTTAATCTTAAAATCCGCCCTGTAAGAGCTGGTTTACTAACTGATTTGTTTCTGGGTTCAAGAAATCTTCATCTGGCATATTTACCAGTTCTTGAATCTGCTCTTCTACTGTCTTTGATTTGCTTCCCTGTACATTACCTGAAGCTACGGCAGATGTGTTCGGTAACTGTGTCTGCTGTTTAACTTCCTTTACAGCACTATCCTGCTGCTCAACAAATCTTGATGCGATCTCGCTGAAAGCCTGTTTAGCACTGTCCACACTCGCCAAAATCTCAGCTTCGTTATTTCCTCTGAGCATACCACCTACAATCTCTCCGTTATTCTCTGCGATAATTCTTTTCCTTACTTCCGATAATCTCGCATTATGCAACTCTGAAATCGTCTTGTTAGCTTCCTTCAACTTTGAGCTTAGTTTCCCTACTTCGCTGTTAAGCTTTTCTTCAAACTTAGCCTCGTACTGCTTGAAAATATCTTCAGGGGTAAGTGCTTCTGGTTCTTGTGAAATTCCAAGTGCTTCTGAAAGCTTACTCTTAAGCTGTGATGCCTCTGTAATTCCACTCTTGGCGTTTTTACCAACTTCTTCAAGCTGTTTTCTCAAAGCCGAATTTTGTTCTCTCTCAGCTGTAAGAAGCTCTTCTATCCTCGCAAATCTATTCTCTATCTCGTTAATATCAACAGAAGGCGCAGCCACTTGCTGGGGAGTTGCAGTTACTACGTTTTCTGCCGGCTGTTTCGTTTCTTTCTCTTCCATTTTAAATTGCCTCCAAAGTTTAGTCTCTCTGTTGTGGTTATATTGGGGAGATACAACCAATCTATTTTAAACGATCTACATTCTAAAACAATTATATCACATTTAACTCGCTTTGTCAATACCCCTTGAAATTAAAAGAGGGCGCTGTTGATTAGGGAGGATGTTTAAACGCCCTCTAACAAGGAGGAAATGAGCTGCGTTACTTTCGTAACTTCCTTCGAAGAAGGCTTAGAATCCCGCTGCTCGTACGGTATATATCTTCTATGACTATATTATATCACATAAAACTTCGTTTGTCAAGCTTTTTAAAATAAATTAAATTAAATAATTTTTAAATCTCTGTAAAGATACTATTAATGCGTATCTCTGTTTCACTACTGATAGTATAACATAAAAAAATTACTTTGTCAAGCCCTATGAATAAATTATTTTTGGATATTTATTTTACATGTATAGTTTTTAGTTATGCGCTAACAAAGCTGTATACTGTTAAGTTAAAAAGCTAAAAATTACGTCACCACTAAAAACTGTGTTTTTAGTCAATATGTATTTTAAGTCAAAAAATGCAACTTTTTCATACCCTAAAAACAGCCAATAAAGCCAAAGTATAACCACTAAAAACTGTACACTAACTTATTCATCGCAGTTTGCAGTGCAAAAACCTAAAAATTAGCAAAATTTCCAGAATAGTATCACCCCCATAAACACTAACGCCTGTCAGTATTTTGCTTAATAAAAAGGGGGTAAAAATATAAAAAGAGCATAATCCTAAAAACCCCTATAAGATAAATTGATTTAATTTGATTTTATAGAATTTACAGTTTTTAATTATTTTTTTATTTTCTTTGTCACTCCCCCTACTCTGTCAGGAAAAATGTACTTTAGTCACCCCCTAAATACTATTAAGGTTAGTAAAAACGAATAAACAAAGCATTAAAAGCCAAAGACAGAAACACCCAAAAAACTAAATTGACCCCTAAACTCCACTTTTACATATTACCTATTTTAGTAAAAAATAAAAACTATACAATACAGCTTATAGAGCAATAAGGAACAAACTAAATCACTTTTTATAGGCTAAAATAATCTGGCAATTCTTAATGAAACCTATAAAGTTACGTTTTTAGTCTACATAAAAAATAGTAACAGAAAATTAATATTTCACATTTGACAACAGAGGAAATATATGTTATAATAGGTTCAGAGTATAAAATAGGAGGAAAAGATTATGAATACACTACAGGAAATGTTTAATGAATCAAGTGTTTCAGCATTAAAGCCTAAAGTATTAGAAACTTACTTTACGATCATAGCTGGGGAGTATGACGTTAATAACGGCAAAATTTTATCAACTTACACGCAAAGAGATTTACAGGAAATATGTAAAGTATCTCCTGCAACTATTAGTAATCGTTTAAAAGATTTAGAGCGGGCAGGCGTAATTAAGAGCGAAAAACAGTTTGGAAAAGACTCTGTTATTGTGTTAGGGGAAATACGAAAGAACAGAAAACTATTCTACTTTAAGAAAGAACTCGTAGGTAATACACAATCTCCAGGAAATGATTTAGAGGGTATAACGTCAGAATATTTTGACACATCACATATCAAACCTGTTAGGAATTATAATTATACGGTAAATAATCTTTATTCAGATTTAGAGAAAGCTTATGGAAGTATTTTAGGGAAGGTTAAAAAAGTCGGAAAATATCAGAACGGTATTAAATCTTTATTTGAATTTGAAAATAAAGACAAAGATAGGATCATAAAAGTATTTACGTTTTATCTTAGATTCTATAAATACTATAGAACAGTTTCGAATTACCCGAATTTTCCGGTATTTATAGGTTTTTATGATGTAATAGCGAGAGATTGCGATTTATTTACAGATAAGCCTAATAATGTAGTCTTCATAGAGAGGCTTATAGAAATGGTAACAACAAAGTTTAATAAACAATATCAAGACTCTCAAAACTTACTTGAGCTTATCAGAAACTGTAATAACTTTTTAGAGAGCTGTACGCTTACGTCAGAGGCCTTAGAATCGATTTTTAGTTTCTATCTTGATAGCTATTTGAACCCAGATTTAAAATTCGTTAAAGGGTTGCCGAATCTATCTAAATTCTTTAGATATTTTACAGCTATTTACGCTTTATATACCGACAAAAATATAGCTGTTGTAGAAGAGATACCAGAAGAAGCTCTTCATGTAAAAACAGAGAAAGAACTTGAAAAAGAGCGTAAAGAAAAAGAAAGACAAGCGGAAATTGATAGGCTTGCAGAATTAGCCGAACTTGCTGCTGATCCTTACAGTGAGTACATTTAAAGGGGAGGACAGCGTATGTTATTAAGTGATTATCAGAAGGTAATGGGGATACCTAAAAAGTATAGACTTTACAGAACGTATGACTTCTATACCGATCGGTATAGAAATATCCATAGATACGTTGATAAGCTTGAGAATTTTTTCACAAGTAAAAAAGGTGGATTTGTATTTCTTTGGGGAGAGAATCAATCCTTATCAACAGCTTTAGCCTGTGCGGCATTAACGGAATATTTTAAACAGACTAAGAACTTAGGATACTTCACAACAACAAACACATTAAAGGAGTATAAGCTGAATAATCAGAATGATAATTTTACTCCTTCCTACGGTAACTATGAAAGATTTGTAACGAGTAAGTTCGTGGTACTGGATAACTTAATAACGCCTACAGTATCAAATGCTTCAAACATGTTAAACGACACGATAATAGGCGAATTTTTAATGGAGAAATCTTACAACGACTCTATTTGTATTATAACATCGAGGTATCCTTTAAAAGGTACTAAGAGCGTTAAGAGCTTACTTAGCGATAGAGTTTGTAATATTATAGATGATTCATGTGTATTGAACTTTGAGATGAGGTAAATTGGTAAAGAAATTAACTAAGAAGGAAATATCCGCCTTAAAAAAGCCGAAAAATCCGTTTGACGTAGATCAGGTTGAAATGTTAGAGGATGAAATTTCACAGCTTGAAGAAGAAATAAATCTTGAAAAAGAAGCTGAGAAACTTGTTGGCGAAGGAGATGAAAATTTTGATCCTGATTTTTGGGCTGATGTAATTTTAACATTTGGCTGCATGATGAGTAACACAAAGCTATTTGAGTATCAGGAAGAAGCTGCTTTAGCTTTAATAAAATCTTTATTAACTTTAGATATAAGAGCAAGAGATGAAGAAGCTACTAACGACAGAATAACAGTACATTTTCCAAGACAGAGCGGTAAGACTGAAATATTTAAGGTGGTAGTACCTGCATGTGCTGTTATATTACCGGAATTAGCAAAGAAGTATCCGACAGACTTAGACGCCTATAAAAACGGCATGTATGTAGGCGTATTTGCACTATCATCAGAAACATCAAGTACAATGTTTAACAGATTACAGGAAGTATTTAGAGCTGGACATTCTCAGCCTTTCTTAGAAGACCCACAGCTTAACGTAAAAGTAAGAAGGACTAATCCTATTACTCTATCTAACGGGTCTTTGATAAGAGCACATACACTAATGGCGAAAATTCTTGTTTCTTATAGTTATCATTTAATGATTGTTGACGAAGCTGATAAAGCATTAGATACTCACAGATTAATAACAGATGTTCAGCCTATGGGGACGGCTTATAATGGTACGTTTGTTATGCTTGGTACAGCTGGGGATAGTCCTTGTTTATTTTATAACTATATAGAAGCGAATAAAGAGGCCGAAAAAGAAGGTAAGCCTAAGAAACATTTTCAGATACACTGGAAAGAAGCACAGAGAGTTAATCAAAGGTATAAAGCATCTATGAGAGGTGTATTACAAGATTTAGAAGCAGGAATTATAACGATAAAGTCGTTTAAGATGTCTTATGAATTAGAGTGGCTTATAGATGATAATAGGTTTATAAGTAAAACAGCATTTAATGAGATGTTAGACAACAAAGCGATTTTATATAACGATTCAACAAGCGAATTTATTAAGGGAGCAACGCTTGTAGCTGGTCTTGACTTAGCTAAAAAAGTTGATAGAACTGTTTTAACGATATTAAAATTAAAACAGATAGAAGGCTCTAATAGGTATATGAAACAGATAGTGTCGTGGGTAGAATTACAGAAGATAAAATATCCACAACAAAGAAGAATACTGTTTGAATATTTAACGAGATTTAGGATAGAAACAATGTTTGCAGATGGTACAGGTAACGGGGACGTATTTTGCGATAACCTAATGGAAGATTTGGCAGATTTTTACATAGAGATAGTACCTTTTGTGTTTTCAGATAAATCTAAATCAGAAGGGTATGCTAAGTTAGAGGACGCCATAGAAAGGCGCGAATTTATTATCCCTGGCGATTATGAGGTGAAGCAAACGGATATGTACAAGCATTTCTATGCGGATTGCAGGAACTCGCAGAAAGTACATAAGAAGAACTACACATTGGTGGAAGCTAAACCACCAGCACATGACGACTATGTAGATAGTCTAATGTTAGCAAATTTAGCGGCAGAAGATTACATAGAGTATGGAGATTTTAGCATGGTAGAAGATGCGTGGGGATATAGTGGAGGCAACGAATGGGTATCGGTTTAAATAATAGAGATAAGAAAACATTGAATCCGTGGGTTGGTTATGAACAAGCTACGGAAAGAGACGCAAATTTTGCGGCTGTAAGGAATAACTGGCAAGCTTATTGGAACGGTTATAGATCAGTATTTCCAAACAGATTAAAAAATAATGCAACACAAGAAACAGGTCAGACTAATTTTCTGAAAATTGTTACAAAGACTATTAACTGGTTTTTATTTGGACTTAAAGGTGTCAATATAAAACTTATAAGCGAAGGTAAAGTAGATGATGTGCAAGAAAAATTAGAAAAAGTATTATCCGCTAATAACTTTAGAGATTTTTGCATAGAAGCAGTTAACTCAATGCTAATTTTTGGTGATGCTTTTACGCAAGTAGGCTGGGAAGAAGCGGATGATTCTAATGAGTTTTTCAGAAAGGTTAACAATATCGATACAAACGGGGTATGTAAGCTTAAAGTATTTGACAACTTTATAGTGTATCCTGTAGTTAAGGAAAGGGATATTACAAAGATTGATTATTACATCATCACTAATATCACTAACTCAACAAACCAGTACGATCCGATCATTGAAATATATAGACCAGATGTTATAGAGGTCTATCACGATAACAGAATTACAAGACCGAAATTTATTGTAAAGAATCCTATAAACGGGGATTTACCGATAACACACCTTGTTAATAATGGTAACCCGCAATCTTTTTATGGGATATCGGAGTTTGAGGATTTGTACCCGATTAACACAGAGTACGTTGTTAAGAATGATGTATTTAGTGAAGCTGTTGATAGGGCTTCTTTGCCGCCAACTATCATTAAGGGTGCAAAAAAGAAAGGTAATATTATTTTTGGCATTAATGAAGTTATTCAAGGTTTGAGACCAGAAGCTTCGATTGAATACTTGAAGTTTGATAATAACTTAGAACCTTTAAGAGAATACCTTAAAGAAGCAGAAGAGAAATTTTATACAATAGCAGGTATCCCTAAGATTGCAAGGGGAGAAGAAACTAAGATTAGTAATACGTCAAGTGCTGCAATGAAAGTTCTATATTACCCTCTTATCCTTAGAGCTGGTTTAAAAAGACCTTCTATCGATAGATTCATCACGGATATTATATGGAAAATATTGATGTTCATGGAAGCTAAAGGTGAACTTGAAATACCTAAAAATTTGCGGGTTTTATTAACGTATCCTAATCCATTCCCTAAAGATGTTAATTCATTAATTACTGAAATATCATTAAGGACGGACTTAGAAGCGATAACTAAGCGGCAAATTTTGGAATTACTCGAAGTAGAGCATGAAGATATAGATGAAATATTAAAGAAATATGGAGAAGAATTAGCTCCACAAAGCGTAGTAACACAACAGAAATCTAATCAATCTGAAATATCAAGAGAGCTTGCAAGCGAGTCTGTTATGGGACAATCGCAGAACTCGAAAGAAGGTCAGGTGGTTTAAACGCTTTACGAAAATACTTATATTATCTTAGATGAAAGTTTTTTTGTTAAACACGAACGATTTAAAAAGCCAAAATTTTTATATAAGACTCTGCAACAGTTAGAGGATTTTATGGGCTATAAAGGGTTTAAAGACGGTATCTATTACATGATATTAGCCAAGAATTATTATAAGGTTATAAAACAAGTAATAGACAGGTACGAGATTGACATAGAAGTTATAGACTCAGAAGAAGAGGCACTATCAGTGGCAGAGATAGGTGAAAATAAGTATTACAAGTTGAGAACAGATGAACAGGGTTTTTTATCTTTGAACCCTGTTTACGCTTCAGATTTGCGGTCTGTTTTCAGGGATATGGAGATGCAAGGTATATAAACAAAATATAGGGAGGAAATAGGGATGAATGTATTAAGTTTATTTGATGGTTTAAGTGGTGCACAATTGGCATTAAACAGGGCAGGTATAAAGTATGATAAATATTATGCCTCAGAGATTGATAAATATGCAACAGCTGTTACACAGTATAGGTTTCCTGATACTATACAACTCGGTGATGTAACTAAGATAAAAGCTGAAGACTTACCTGAGATAGATTTACTTATCGGGGGAAGTCCTTGCCAGGGATTCAGTTTTTCTGGAAAACACCTTAATTTTAATGACCCGAGAAGTAAATTATTTTTTGAATTTACTATGCTACTGAAAGAGATAAAACCAAAATATTTTTTACTTGAAAATGTACGAATGAAAAAAGAATATATGGAAGTTATATCTAAAAATATTGGTGTAGAGCCTATAATGATAAATTCCGCTTTATTATCGGCACAAAATAGAAAAAGGCTTTATTGGACTAACATAGAAGGCATAAATCAGCCTGAAGATAAAGGTATTTTACTCAAAGATGTTTTAGAGCCACTAAGTGAAGTAGATGAAAGAATGGTTATGAACGGTAAAGCTTTTACTTTAACAGCAACATATCATAAAGCAACAGGTCAAGCATCAATTAAGAATAGTATTGAAAGAAAACAAAGAACAATGGTGCGTGACAAGTCTGGATGTATTCAAGCTACATATTGGAAAGAGAATCTAAAATCAATGGATAAACGAGGTAAAACAAATTTGTTTGTAGGGCAAAAACCTATAAGAGTTGGTAATATTGATAGTAATTGTCAGGGTAATAGCGTTTATTCAGAAGAGGGGAAGTCAGTTACACTATCAGCAAATAGTGGGGGTTTAGGGTCAAAAACAGGTTTATATGCTGTTGCCCAAAGAGGTAGGTATAAAGAAGATGGCAGTACAGAACAAAAAATAGAAACTTCTTACGAAGAAAAAGCAAGTAATGTAACGACTGTTCAGAAAGATAGTCTTGTTTTAGACACAGAAAATTATATTATCAGAAAACTTACTCCAAGAGAGTGCGAAAGATTACAGACAGTACCAGATGATTATACGCTTGTGCCACATCCCGTATATAAAAATAAAATGATGTCTAACACGCAGAGGTATAAAATGTTAGGAAATGGATTTACTATAGATGTAATAGCACACATATTAAAGAGCATTAAGTAGGGAGGATTTTACACTTATGACAATAGAGCAAATATCGGATAAGGTAGATTTAAAATTACCTTTTCTAACAAAGTACGAAAAAGAACAGTTGGTAGATAAAATTCTTATGCTTGCAGGATTACCCACTTTTGGTATGCGGAATAAAGTTGACTATATAATAGACAGTGTATATACATGTAATATAGATAATATACTACAGTGTAAAACGTTAGAAGATGTAATTAAAATGAATAGCATTAAATAGGGAGGAAATATAGTGTGAATATATTTGAGGAAAAGCTATTAACTAAAATCATTAAAGAGAATAAGTTACCTAAAAAGGTAAACTCAGCACATTTTGTAGATAGGCAGCCTTTGATGGAATACATAGAAAACTTTTATAAGAAATACAGCCAGATACCATCAATAGTAGCTATCATAGACGGCGGTTTTGATTTCGAGTTTGTAGAGGTAAATAATCCAATAGAGTATTACGAAGATAAGATCATATTTGAAGCTAACAAAAGAAATATTGGTTTACAGATGACTAAAATGATGGATGCAGTACAGAACGAAGATTTAGAAAACACAGCAGATTTGGCGTTTAACTTATATAAAAACTTCACAAGAGAAACAAGTGGGGTTAGCTATTCGGATTTAGACAAAGTAGATGAGATGTATGATTTCAGAAATAACAACAAAGGTAAGAGCTGGAAGTTTAATAATTTCAGCTCTCTTCATCAAAACATAACATCGTTATATGGCGGCGATTTTCACGTCATTGCAGGTAGACCAAAACAAGGTAAAACATATGTAGCTTTGTCAATGGTAATAGACCTATTCAAACAGGGGGCTAAGGTAGGAATCGCGTCAGCTGAAATGGGACTTGAGGATATGATACAAAGAAGTGATATGCTGCTTACAGGGTTAAATCCAGATTATTTTGAAAATGGTTCAACATCTGCGGGTTATAGACGCTTAATTAAGAAGAAAAGAAAAGAAGCTCTTAAACAAGGCGGAGATATGCACTTCATAGGTTTTGAAGCAGATAATGATTTATATACAGGCACAGTATGGGATTTAGCAAGAGAGATAAAAGACTATAATTTAGATGTACTGCTTATTGATTCATTATATGCGTATAATACAAAAAGTAAAAAACATTCAACGTGGGAGAATACTGCTGAAATAGTAAAAGATGCGGTCTCTCTAACGAGACAATTTAAAGTATTGACATTCGTAACAACACAGCTTAACAGACAAGCAACACAGAAGAAAGGATCACCAAGTTCAGAAAATGTCAGTTTTTCCGACTCGTTTCTGATGTTTTGTGACTCAATTACAGCCATTTCCAGTGATCAGTCCATGCAGCAAGCAGGTATGAGAAAATTAGATGTCTTAGACGTTAGAAGAGGTTCACCTGGGGAAAGAATCATAAGCTTTAAATTTGGGGTTAATTTAGAGATAAAAGATTTAGAAGATGATGAGATAGAGGATGAAAGAGACATGGAAGATGCTGAGTTTGAATTTAATTTCTAATTGTATAAATGTATTGTTAGTAACTAACCACAGAACTGTAAATACATGCTTGACATTTAATAAAAACTATGTTATAATATGTACATAAGAAAGATTTTATGTTATGTATAAGGAGAGATTATTAAATGGGTATTAATATAACAACGGAACAATTTAAACAAGAGGTATTTGATTTAGTAGGTGATGAGTATACTGTTTTAGGAGAATATAGAAATAGGAAAACTAAGATTCTTATGGAACATAATGTCTGCGGTTATGAATACACTGTAAGACCAGAAGGTTTTTTGCGTGGCAGCAAATGCCCTAAATGTGCTGTTAAGGAGAGATTTAAAACAACTGAGGAATTTAAACAGGATGTTTATGACAAGTACGGTGATAGATTTACAATTTTAGGGGAATATACTGGGGTAAGCGATAAGATACATGTAAGATGTAATGTATGTGGTTATGAGTTTAAAACAGCAGCTGGAAATATTTTACAAAATGGTAAATGCAGAAAATGTGCTAATAAAAGCAGAAAGAAAACACAAGAAGAATTTGAAAAAGAAGTATTTGATCTTGTAGGAGATGAGTACACAGTTTTAAGTGAGTATAAAAACACTAATACTAAAATATTAATGAGGCATAATGAGTGTGGATATGAATGGAGAACAAAGCCAAGCGGGTTTTTAAGGGGTAATAGATGTCCAAAATGCTGGGGGCGTATAAAGAGAACACATGATGAGTTTGTAAAAGAGATATTTGAAATATCAGGAGATGAATATACTGTTTTAGGGGAGTATATCAATGCAAATACAAAAATAAAAATGAGACATAATAAATGTGGACATGAGTGGGAAATATTACCATCAAGCCTTATAAGAGGTATTGGATGTCCGATATGCGGACATAGAAAAGCAGGGATAGTGAAAAGAAAAGGAATAGAAAAGTTTAAAGAGGAAGTTTTTGATCTTGTTGAAGATGAGTATACCGTTCTTGGGGATTATGTAAATACACATACAGCAATAAAAATAAAACATAATGTTTGTGGTAATACATACGAAGTAGAACCAAGAAATTTTCTATCAGGTAATAGGTGTCCTATCTGTAAGTCATCCGCAGGTGAGCAAAAAATAGCAGTATTTTTAACTAAGAACAGAATAAAATTTGAAACAGAGAAAACTTTTGAAGATTTGTTGTATAAAGGGAATTTAAGATACGATTTTTATCTACCAAAACATAACACAATTATTGAATATGATGGTGAGCAGCACTATAAACCTGCTACATTTGGTAATTGTTCTAAGGAGCAAGCAGTTAAAAATTTTAAAGCTTCTCAGATACGTGACGATATAAAAAATAAATACTGTGAAGATAATGGAATTAGGTTGATAAGAATACCTTACTATGACTTTGATAACATTAAGGAAATACTGGCTGAAAAGTTACTATAGAGAGGTTTTAAAGGGTTCGATAGTGTTTAATGAGCCGTGTTTACTCGTTTTTAATGTATGCTCACTCCCTCATAGCCTTGAGCTCCGATGAGTCTATGAGATCAGCAGGTTTAAGGCGTTTAGACATTTTGGAAACAAGAAGAGGAGTCGCAGGGGAAAATATAATGAATTTTAAGTTCGATGGGCCGCAGCTTGATATAAGCTGCAAATTCGACGACGAAAGTGTGGTAGACGATAGAGAAATTTCAGAGGAAGAGTTTGAATTTGATTTTTAAAGGGGGAACTTAATTGTTGACAGTTGAAAATATGGCTAAAATTGGCTTCAAAAATTGCAAACAAATTGGGGACAACATTATGTGTAGCTGCCCATTTCCAGACCACGATGACTCTAAACCGAGCTTCGGGATTAACATTGAAAACTGGAGGTGGCAGTGTTTTGGATGTGGTAGAAGAGGAATAAGTATAAAATCCCTTGCAGCAGCTTTACATAAGCCAGAACTATTAAGGTATTTTAATACTACAACAAGTTCAGAGCTGTTTAATAACTTAAAGAAGAGGATGAACTATACTGAAGATATTGTTCATTTTGAAGATTCACAAGATTACCTTGTAGACTATTATAAATTAAATCTTAAAACTGATTACCTGAAAGAACGCGGAATTTCGGAGGAAGTTATTGAAATGTTTGACATATGCGATGACAC